CAGTAACAGTTGACTCTAATCTGACAGCTACATATTCAACCAATAAAGCTGCAAACTCTATTATAGATTTAAAGTCTACTAGAAGTCTTAAACTAAACACTGGTTTTGTAAAAGAAGAGTATACTGAAACAATTCAGCAGCTAATGTTATCTGAAAATGTTTGGATTGTAGAGGACAATACTGCGTATCCAGTGATACCATCTAACCAAAACTTAAACTATAAGACAGTTTTAAATGATAAGTTAATCAACTTCACTGTTGATTTTAAATATGCGTTTAACGAATCTAACATAATTAGATAATGCAAAAGGTACAATTATATGTTGAGGGTGTTGAACTTGATTTGTTCAATGATGAGGTTATAGAACTTACATCTACAATAAAGGACGTTAAGGATATTGGTAAAGTTTTCACTGATTATTCTCAAACATTTACAGTTCCTGCATCTAAAACAAATAATAAGATATTTAAACACTACTACAATTATAATATAACTGGAGGGGCATTTGATTCTAGAAAGAAGAAGTCTGCTCAAATACATATAAACTACACACCTTTTAAGATTGGTAGAATTTACTTGAATAGTGTTAAAATGAGGATGAATAAGGCTTATGCTTATGAGCTTATATTCTATGGAAACACAGTGTCACTTAAAGATTTAATAGGTGATGATGAATTATCTGAACTATCTTACCTCATTAATTTTAATCATAACTATAATGAATCTACAGTTAGGGATGCTTTTATAAATGGATTAGACTTCAATATAGATGGCTCCAACAAAGAAGAGGCTATTATATATCCATTGATAACAACTAAGAAGAGACTTTTTTATAATTCAGACAACCCAGTTTCAAGTGGATTTTTTGATTCATCTGGTAATCTTTATCACAATACGAACCTTACAAAACAAAACGTTAGAGGTCTTGAGTACACCGATTTAAAGCCCGCAATAAGACTTATACATTTGATAGAGGCTATAGAAAGTCAATACAATATCGAATTTACCCGTTCAGTACGAAAGGCTGACGGTACTGATAGAAAAACATTCTTTGATTCAGATGCTTTTATAGGTAATGACTCAACCAACTACTACGGTCTTTATATGTGGTTAAATTCTAATAAAGGGGATTTGTTTGAATATGATATAGAGGGTCAAGAGTTAATATCTGCATTGAGTAATTTTTCTGCATTACCAGGAAATTATGGAAATACAAGTTTCTCTAATGAAGTTATGACTGTTGATATATCTGACTTGCCACTAACTTCTTATGTAGAAGGTTACAATGTGAGGTTGTTTGTTTACCCTGACACATCATCGTCTTCAACTCAATACACAATAAGTATAGTTGATAACCTAACAAATCAAGTTTTAGCCTCTAGACAAGGTACAGGTAATCTTTCGGTTCAGATTAATATAGACGAAGATATAAGAGCTATAAGAGGGTTTAGATTTGTTGTAAGCTCTACAGAGACTATCGTTTATGACACATCAAATGACCCTAGAGTTGAGTTCTCTACTTTTGATAATGATGGTGACCCTGTTGAGGTTGACCAATGGGAGTCTAGCGACAACTCTATACTTACAGAAGTATTAATGAGTCAGGTTTTTCCTCAGATGAAGGTTATAGATTTCTTGACTGGATTATTTAAAATGTTTAACCTGACCGCATATTATATAGACGATTACAGGGATGTTAATTACGGTAAAATATACGTAGACACTTTAGATAACTTCTATTTAGACTGCACTAACAATCCCTTGAAGGGACTTGTTGATATTAGTGATTATCTAGATGTGAAACAACATACCGTTGACTCTGTATTGCCATACACTGATATAAAGTTCGAGTACCAAGAAACTAATGTTGTGTTGATGGAGAACCATTTTGCTAAATTCAATGAGGTTTTTGGTAATTCAGAATATAATGTAAGAGAATTAATTAGACAGAAGGAGGGTATTTATATAGACAGGGGGACTAAGTATGAAATAAACCTTCCATTCTCTCATATGAAGTATGAAAGACTTTACGACTTAGGAGAGAGTATACCTAGTGGTCAGACTGATGATACTAGTATTCAATGGGGTTATTGTGCTACAGGTGAATTTAATGCTGATGAAGATGCCACCCCTCCAACTGGTGATTATGATAGAACAACTATATCACCACTATTGTTTTATGCAATATCAGAAGGAACTGGTTCTAAAGAAATAAATTGGATATCAACCTCACCACCTACAGGAATAGACACTTATTGGAGAGCTTCAAATAGTTATGATGATGGAACTCCAACATATTTCAACACAGTACTAAATGAAATATCTGTAGGTATACCCCCAACGTATTCCCTAAACTTTGACCAAGAGTTTGATGAATGGCAAAATGAAAACTATGGAGAAAAAAGTAATTCTCTATTTAAGGTTTACTACAAGAATTATATAGAGAGTGTGTTTAATGCTGCTAAAAGAATGTTTAAGGTTACGGCTTATTTACCAACAAAAGTAACTTTAAATCTTAGGCTGAACGACCAAATAAGGATACAAAATAGAATATTTAGAATCAACTCAATAACGATGAACCTTAATACAGGTAAATCAGAATTAGAATTGTTAAACATATTTTCAAACGAGATAGTAGAATGATAAGAGAAGTAATAGACTTATTGAAGGCTGATGACTTTTATGGAGTTCATCCACTTATAGATATAGCTAAAGGGGAATATAAAGCTCCTACAAAAATAAAGGAATTAAAGGAATCTGTAAAACGAAGAGCAAATGGCTGATATTAATAAGAGTGTAGTATATACTATAGAAATAAACGAAAAAGGAAAGGTTAATATAGCAGGATTAACTAAGGGTTTTGTGAAAATGGATGCTGCTGTTAAAAAACTAAACACTGATTTAGCAGCTAATGCAGCAGCAACATCTGAAGCATCTAAAAGAAATGTCGATTTAATAGCTACATCTGGTTTAGCAGGTGCAACACTGACTGAAGTTGGTAGAACCATATCTGACTCTAACTACGGAATTAGAGGTATGGCTAACAACTTATCTCAATTGTCAACTCTTTTCATAACATTAATCGCTAAGGCGGGAGGTTTCAATAAAGCAATATCAATCTTAGGCTCTCAATTAATGGGTCCATTAGGTCTTATATTGTTGTTTCAGACGGTGGTTATGTTGTTTGAGAGATATAGTATGAATTCTGAAAAGGCTAAAAAGTCAACAGATAACTTTAGCGGTTCTATATCAAAATCATCTACAGAGCTTAACAACTACTTGAATATTATCGAAGATATAGTGTTAACTCAATCAGAACTAAACACATTACTAGAAGGTGCTGCTGCTTCTGATAGAAAGTTCGCAACTTTCCTTAATGAGAGTAATTTATCTCAAGAAGAGAGAAATAAAAAGATAAAAGAATATTTAAGTCTGAGTAGAGTAATACTTAGTGTTGAAGATGATTTAAAGAAAGTTAGGGAAGAGATAGAAGAAAAAGGAGGAATAGCATCCTTAGCAGAGATAGAGGCTCTTGAGGAGAAAATAAAATTAGAGCAGAAGAGAGCTAAATTAGCTCAAAAGGAAGACAGGGCAATAAAAGAGGCTAGTATAGGTTTGCTAAAAACAGAATTAGCTGCTGCAAAAGAAAATGCCAGTGAAATCACTAACCTAACATTAAGAGAGGCTGAATTATTTAGAATATCTCTTAAATATAAGGAAGATTTGGACGCTTTAACTGAAAAAGATAAAGATGCTAAGTCAAAAAGAGTTAAAGTTTCAGAACTAGAGCTTGACTTTCTAAAAAAGTTTTTTGTTCTCGATGAGAACGGCAGAGTTAAAATGATTAAGGGCTATGAAGAATATAAAAAATATGTTTTAGAGGGAGCTAGAGAAATAGCCGAGACGAGTCTTGATGACTTGAAGCAGATAGGAGAGAAGCTAAGAGAAGAGGAAAAGATGAGGAAAGAATCTCTCAAAAACGGACTTGCATTCATTAAAGAACAAGCGAGAGAAATATCTGAAATTTTTGGAGCAACTCAACAAACCTTAGGATATATAAATGGAGTAGTTAATTCTTATCACGAAGCCAGAATGGCTGCATTAGCCAGAGAAAGAGATTATGTCTTAAATTCTGGAAGACTAACTGGTGATGCTCAGAAAAAGGCTATAGCTGATATAGAAAAAAGAGAGTTAGCTGCTCAAAGAAGAAAGATAAAGTCGGAAAGGGACTTTTTCACTATTAAACAATCTTTACTTATTGCAGAGGAAATAATGAAAGCTAAAGCAGATTTAGCTTCTCAAGCTAGAAAGATGGGTATAGCATTAACTGACATTGGCACAGCATCAGCAGTACAATTAGGTAAGGCTAAAATGTCTTTAGGTGCATTTGCAGCAGAGGGAGGTTTAAAAGGTATGGCAGCATATGCTATATCTATTGCAGGTATGTTAGCTTCGATAATATCAGCTAGAAAAAAAGCAGAATCTTCTTTAGCTGCTTTAGGAGCACCCTCAGGCGGTGCAGGTGGAGGACTAGGTGTAGAAGCACCAGACTTCAATATAGTCGGTGCATCCCCTGAATCACAGTTAGCACAATCTGTATCTCAACAGCAAGCACAACCTTTAAGGGCTTTTGTAGTGCATAAGGATATTAAGAATGCCAATGACCTTGATAGAACAATCACAACAACAAGTTCTTTAGGGTAAAACTAAAACGAATGCAATCAAAATAGTTAATTATATATGGAACGTATCATAGAACTTATTATTGACGAAGAAAACGAGTTTAGCGGTATTGAAGCTATCTCAGTCGTAGAGAATCCTGCTATAGAAGAGGATTTTATAGCTCTAAAGGAGCATAAGGAAGTAAAATTAGCTGAAGTAGACAAAGAAAAGCGAATTTTGATGGGTGCAGCCCTAATTCCTAATAAAAAGATATACAGAAACAGTGGTAAGGAGGAATATTACATATTCTTCTCTGAAGATACAGTTAGAAAGGCTTCTGAACTGTTTTTAATGAATGGTAATCAAAATAATAGTACTCTAGAACACAATATAGAGCTACAAGGTATGTCTGTAGTTGAATCTTGGATTATAGAAGATGAAACTAAAGACAAATCTAGAAAATATGACTTTGATTTACCTGTAGGTACTTGGATGGTATCTGTAAAGGTCAATAATGACGATGTTTGGAATCAAGTTAAGGCAGGTGAGGTAAAAGGATTCTCTATTGAAGGGTACTTTGCAGACAAAATGGAGCGTCCTAAGGAGTCTTTACCAGAAAGTCTATGTTCGGAGTGCCTAGAAGAATTAAACGCTGAATACGAGCTCCTAGAAGCCTTAGAAACGCTATCTGAAGAGGTAGAGCTAGAGTCTTATGGAGGATATCCTGAATCTGCATCTAATAATGCTAAGTTAGGTATAAAAAGGAATAAAGAACTAGGTAATAAGTGTGCAACTCAAGTAGGGAAGGTTAGAGCTAGACAGCTTGAGAGAAAAGAGAAGTTTACAGTGTCTACATTAAAGAGAATATACTCTTATTTAAGTAGAGCTGCTGAATATTATGACCCTAGTAAGCCAGAGGCTTGCGGAACTATAAGTTACTTGTTATGGGGAGGTAAAAGTATGCTTAACTGGACTGAGTCTAAACTTAAAGGACTAGAAAAGTTAGAGGATGTAAACCCTTGTCAAGAAGGGTATGAAATGGTCGGATTTAAAACTAAAAATGGTAGAAAGGTACCTAACTGTGTACCTAAACAGTAAATATGAGTACAAATAAGAACACTTCGTATAGAGTCCACGTTCAAGATACTACTGAGAGTGTGGTTTCAAATGTAAACATAGAGAATGGTGCGATGATGCGTACCGATGATGCTCTATATATGGGGCATAACGGTAGAAACGTAATTGTTTATCCACAGCAAAGCATATCAAGTGCAGGATGGGCTAGATATGACGATACTGTCTATACAAGCGGTAATAAACTTAATTTAATTCAGGATGCAGAAATCGTACTTCCTAATAATGCAGGAAATATAGTCAAGAGTCATTCTAGTATAAATTTTTACGATTCATCTAGTCAAAAAATATTAGGTGTAAACGAAAATGATGTATATATGATAACAATTGCATTTAAGGCTCAAGCTCCGAATGCAAATCAAACCTATTTAGAATATAATCTTGAAGGTTCAGGTCAGATATCTAGAGTTTCTGGTACTATAGCATTTCCTAAGGGTAACAATGAAGAACATTCTGAAAATATAATAGCACAATACTACACTGACTCATTATTTGTTAATGATGGAGTTCAATTAAAGTTCACCTCTGTTGGTGATACTTCTATGGTTTGGGATATCATATATTTTATCCAACGAACACAAAACGGAACCTTATACTAACATTCTTATATAAAACGCACCACATATGAAGAGAAATAAAGAAACACCTAGTTATTCATCTCCTAAAGGAGGTACTAGAGGCTGTCTATGTAAGGATGGTAGAAGGTATTCTAAAGATTGCTGTGATGGCAGTTTACAGGCTCAAGGGATTGGCTCTATAACATTAGGGGAAACAGATTCAGCAGGTACCATAACTAATATAGACACAGAGTCTTCTGCATCTAACTCTTCTACTGAAGTAGTATCTCAAGGCTCTTCTAACATAACAATTGTTGATACAACAGTGACAATAACCAACACTAGTAGTTGAAAATACAACAATTTAATTTTAATCAGTAATAATTATAAACATCAATTTTTATGAAAGCAACAGAAATCGTTTCTAAACTAAAGGACGTGCTTTTGTCTTCAACTGAAGAGGTGGAAACTCAAGATATTGCACAAAATGAAGTGCAAGAAGAAGTACAGGAAGAGGTACAGCTTGAAGCGAACACTGACGAAGTAAAAGAAGAGGAAGAAGTACAACTAGAAGAGTCTACGGAAGTAGAAGCTAATGAAGAGGTTGAGGCTATGGAGCCTGAAGCCGAAATGTCTTATGCAACCAAAGAAGAACTAGCGGAAGTTAGAGCTATGGTTGAAAAAATGATGGGTCAATTAGAGGCTAAAGAAGAGTCTAAGCAAGAAGTTCCTGAAGAACTTTCTGCTGATGAAGCACCTTTAACTCACAGCCCAGAAAATGCAACAGAGAGTAGAAATCTACATTTATATTCTCAGAATGCAGCAAAAACAACTCTTGACAGGGTTTTAGCTAGACTAAGTAAATAACTAACAATCAAATTTAAATAAAATGCCAACAACTACATCAATTACTACTACTTATGCAGGGGAGTTTGCAGGAAAGTACATTTCTGCTGCATTACTAGAAGGTACTACTATCTCTAAAGGTGGTATTACTGTTAAGCCAAATATCAAATTCAAAGAGGTACTTAAAAACGTAGCTACTGATGACATCGTAAAAGATGCATCTTGTGATTTTGATGCAACATCTACATTAACTCTTACTGAAAGAATTCTTCAGCCAGAAGAGCAACAAGTTAACTTGCAATTATGTAAGAAAGACTTTCACTCTGATTGGGAAGCTATCTCTATGGGATATTCTGCTTTTGACAATCTACCTCCTTCATTTGCTGATTTCTTAATCTCTCACGTTGCTGCTAAAGTAGCTCAGAGAACTGAGACTTCTATCTGGGAAGGTGATACTTCTACAAGCGGACAGTTTGATGGTCTAACTACTTTGTTAGGTGCTGATGCTGCTCACACAGGTTCTACTAAAATTACAGGACAAGCTGTAACTGCTTCAAATGTAATTGCAGAAATTACCTCTATCGTAGATGCTATTCCTTCTGCTGTTTATGGGAAAGAAGATTTGAAAATCTATATCTCTCAAAACATTGCTAAGGCTTATGTTGCTGCACAAGCTGCTTTAGGTTATAGAGATTTATATAACGTAGGTCAAACAGAAATGAACTTTCAAGGTATTCCTTTGTTCGTAGCTAATGGACTTGCTGATAATGCTTCTATTGCTGCTGAGACATCTAACCTTTATTTTGGTACTGGTCTTTTATCAGACGCAAACCAAGTTAAAGTTATTGATATGGCTGACTTAGACGGTTCTCAAAATGTGAGAGTTGTAATGAGATTTACAGCAGGTGTACAGTACGGAAACGTAAGTGACATCGTTTCTTACGGTTTAGGACTATAATAATTAATTAATTAACTAAGAGGGGTGGGTGAGCCAAATGAGCCTACTCACCCTTTTTTAATACTAAAAATATGGCTTGTGATTTAACTAAGGGTAGAAAAGAACCTTGTAAAGATGTAGTTGGAGGTCTTAGAGCAGTATATTTCGTTGATTTTGGCGATTTAGGTACTGTAACTGAGACTGACGATGAGATTACAGATTTATCAGGAACTTTCACTGCTTTCAAATATGAACTGAAGGGTGCTAGTAGCTTTGAGCAAAACGTCACATCTTCAAGAGAGAATGGTACAACATTCTTTGAGCAAACGCTAAACTTAACTCTAAAGAAGTTGTCTAAAGAGGACCACAAAGAGATTAAGCTATTAGCTTACGGAAGACCTCACGTTGCTGTTGAAGACTATAATGGAAATGTATTCCTTATGGGTCTTGAGCACGGAGCTGATGTGTCTGGAGGAACTATCGTTACAGGAGCTGCTATGGGAGATTTAAGTGGATATACACTTACGTTGTCTGGTATGGAGTTAAAACCTGCTAACTTCGTTTCTTCACCTACTGCTGCTGACCCATTCGCAGGAATGAGTTCTGCAACTGTAACTATTACTGAGGGAACTAACTCTTAATAGTATTCATTTGATGATTGATAGGGTTGCAGAAATGTAACCCTATTTTTTTGAACATAAATCACCTTTTCTAGTTATACTTATATGATAAGGTTATTACCAAATACAAGTACTCAAACCATAAGTTTTATTCCTAGAGAATACATCTTAGCTTCGGATTTATCTGTTGTTATAAAGGAGGATGGAACCAGAAAGGTTGAGTCTGTTTATGGCTTAACATCTACAAGAAATGGTAACTTTTTAGAGGTTGAGTGTCCGTTTAGTATTTTATCGGCAGACATTTCTTATTCTTTAGAGATTAAGCAGAACAATACATTACTCTATAGAGATAAGATATACTGTACAGCTCAAGATGATAGAACTATATCTCACACTTTAAATGCAAATTTATATAATTCATATGCACAACCATTCTCTGTTGATTCATCTTTAATATCAACTGATTCAACATTGCTAAGAGCTGACTTAATGACCTCAGATGGAGAGCAACAATATTTAATAATATGAGTAGAAAGAATATTAAAAGACATAGACCAATCGCTACACCTAAGAAAGAGGTCAATAACAGTATGAGGGTTTTAAATCTATCTGGTTACGAGATACCAAAGGTTACGGAAAGCACTAGAAATGATTGGGTTGATTATGGTGATGATAATGATTATTTCTCTGAACTTATAGAGAGATATTTAGGTAGTCCAACAAACTCAAGATGTATCAATGGTATCGTTGATATGATTTATGGTAGAGGTTTAAACGCAACAGATTCAACAGAGAAGCCTGAGATGTTTGGAAAGATGCAGGCTATATTGAAATCGTCAGACGTTAAGAGAATAGTTAATGACCTTAAAATGTTAGGTCAAGCTACCGTACAGGTTGTCTATAAGAAAGGTAAGAAAGAAATATCAGGTCTTTATCACTTCCCTATGGAAACATTAAGGGCTGAAAAGGCTAAAGATGGTAAGGTAAAAGGATATTATTATCATCCTGACTGGTCCAATATTAAACCTAGTGATAAACCTAAAAGAATACCTTCATTTAAGAATGGCTCTAGAGGTGAGAATATAGAGATATATTGCATAAAACCATATAGAGCAGGATTCTATTATTATTCACCTGTAGATTATCAAGGATGTTTACAGTATTGTTCTTTAGAGGAAGAGGTTTCTAATTATCACCTCAATAATATTAAGAATGGTTTACAACCATCTTTACTATTGAACTTTAATAATGGAATACCTACAGATGAGATTCAAGAGATTATAGAGAGAAAGATATATGATAAATTCAGTGGGTCATCTAATGCAGGTAGATTTATATTAGCATTTAATGAGAGTTCAGAGGCACAAGCTTCTGTAGAACCCATTCATTTGCCAGATGCACACGCACAATATGATTTCCTTGCAAAAGAAAGTAGAGAGAAGATTATGATTGGACACGGTGTTGTATCACCTATATTATTAGGTATTAAAGATAATACAGGGTTTGGTAATAATGCAGAGGAACTTAGAACTGCATCTATCCTTATGGACAATATAGTTATTAGACCATTTCAGACATTACTTATTGATGCATTCAAAGAATTACTTGCGTTTAACGGTATTATGCTTGACTTATATTTCACAACTCTTCAACCAATTGAGTTCACTGAGTTGGATAATATTGCAACTAAAATTAAAAGAGAGGAAGAGACTGGTGAGAAGTTGTCTTCAGACAAAGTTGAGTTATCTGAGGAAGAAACTTTAGATATAGAAGTAGAAGTAGAACCTACAGAAGAAGAATAAAAATATGAAAGCATTATTTATTACAGTTGTTGAGTTAAAGCGAAAATCCATATTTGATGGAAATATTGATGCTGACAAATTAATTCAATTCATTGAGGTTGCTCAAGACACTAACATACAGACGTATTTAGGTACTAAGTTATATGATAAATTACAGAACGATATACTAAATGACTCTCTTGGTGGCAACTATTTAACACTAGTCAATACATATATTAAACCAATGCTTATTTGGTACACACAGGCTGCTTACATACCATATGCAGCTTACCAGATATCAAATGGGGGTGTTTTTAAGCACGATTCTGAAAATTCTACATCTGTAGATGCCTCAGAGATTAGAACGCTAACAGAACACGCTACAGAGACTGCTGAGTTCTATACACAAAGGTTTGTAGATTATATGAACTTTAACAGTAGTCTATATCCAGAGTTTATAAGTAATCAAGATGACGGTATGTATCCTCATAGAGACATAAACTTCACGGGATGGGTTTTATAGGTGATAAGAAGAAAAAGGGTTATAAACCAAAACAAGAAAACGAAAAGAAATTAAACACTTACTTGAAAAATAAATCTAAAGATGGCAAAACAAACAATTAACGTAGGTCAAGCAGCTAATGACGGGAGTGGAGACCCGTTAAGAAATGCTTTTATTAAGGCTAATGAGAACTTTACTGAACTGTATGACTCTATTGATGTACAGGATTTAGATTTTCAGGGTGATTCTGGTAATGGCTCTATTGAGTTAGATAGTCAGACATTTAGTTTGGTAGGTACTAATGGCGTTGTAACGTCTGCTAGTGGACAAACTATTACTATTGACACATCTTCATTAGAAACGAGATTAACTACAGCAGAGACTGATATAGACACTAACACAGCTAATATTGCTACAGAGATATCTGACAGAACATCTGCTGATACTACTTTACAATCAAATATAGATGCTGAAGCTGCAACAAGACTAGCTAACGATAATACCTTACAAGGCAATATTGATTCAGAAGAGTCTGCTAGAATTGCAGCAGATAATACGCTTCAATCAAATATTGATTCAGAAGAGGCATCAAGAA